GTAGGGTATTTTGCAGGATTTCAGCAGTCATGATGAGGACATCTGCGCCAGGATTAAGTTTAATATCACCTGTAAGAAGTCCAATAGTCATGTCTGGAAATTTTTGAGTAAATTCATAATATTTTTGGTTGCTTAATGCTTTGATAGGTGATGTGTAAATCACGCGTTTTCCTTTTCCAACAAAGTATCTGATTGCAAATAATGCTGGTAAAGTCTTACCTGAGCCAGTGGGAACACAAGAGAGCGAATGATGTCCTCCAACAATGCCTTCGATCGCAAACTTTTGGAATGGTGAAAGCGAATATCCGAATCCGTCAAAGTGTTCTTTGAACTCTTCGGGGTCGCTGTTTTCGTATCTGTCGTTGCTCAATGTATATACCATACTGTTGTAATTAAGTTGATGCTTCTATCCTTTGTAAGATGATTGTTTTCAATTCTGTGGTCTAGAGAGAATAGTATAAAAAAGGGTATTTAGATATTACATAAAATCATTAATAAAACATTGGTATCTATAACTAAAACTTGATATGTAAAGGTTCTGTGTGTTGTTTTCTCTTCTAACCTTCTCAATTTGGGTGCATAATTCATCTAACCAGTTAAATGTATCGTTCCATACGTCCTCTTGGAAGATACGAATAACTGAGTATCCATTTTCATTTGCACATCGCTGTTTGTATATGTCTCGGTCGTGTGTCTGTTCATATGTGTCTCTATAGTGTTTAACATTCTCGAAATGTTGAATACCATCTAACTCTATTATCAGATTAAACTCTTGAATTAAGAAGTCGAATGGGAATGGCCTGTTAGTTTCTGGATTTCTGCACCAGTCCGCAGAGAATCTGCGCTTCAATATAGGATATATTTGGATAAGTGCTTGATACAGTTTAAGTTCCGTTTTGTTCACGCAGTGAGGACACCGCTTACCAGAGAGGTAGTTATTGGGTGATGTTGGAAACTCTCCTTTACACTTTTTGCAGATGAGGATACTTTTCGTCGTCGAATTAATATACTCATACTTCGACCAGTCAACCTGAACATCTTGATTAGCTATTTTCCAGAATGCAATAGATGAGGTATTTCTTTTTGCGATTCCCGCTTTTTCACTCGAACAGTCAGGGCAAGCATGTCTTGCAGTTAGATGACACGTTGGAGTTTGTGGAAAGAACTTTTCATGTTGATTGCAATATATCTCCACCGGAGTATCAACCTTGATGTATACAACCGAGTCATAATTGAATAGGTCGGATCCATATTTTTCGTGTGCTCTTCTGATGAACTCCTCTTTCCCCATTTTTTGTCCATCTGCAGTTCTTTCTTCGCCACACCTATTGCACCCTTGAGGAGGGATATCTTTATCTGGATACCCTAAGTGCTTATACGGTTTTTGTGGGAAATCCCCGTGTTTAGGACATGTTATCATAACATGACTCAATGTTCCTTTATATACTACATTGTCGTATGTATAGTAGTGCTCATGAACCAATGGTGCTCTTGTAAAGAAGTCTTGTTTAGATTCTTCGATCATTCTATGGTTTCTTTGGGCAGTCCCACATTTGCGACATCCGAACGGCATGTTTGTTTGTGGGTTGATTTTTATATGTTGGCGTGCTTCTTGTGTAAATTTACCATGCACTGGACAAATAATATCAACCTTATTACAGCAACCAGTGAATATTGTTAGTGAGTAGTCATAATAGTCGCCATGTAATTTTTTCGATTGCTTAATATACGACTCGGTTGTATGTCTAACCCAACCTGTTACTGCGGGGTCGCTCATGTTACTTATTAGAATACGTATTGTATTTATTATACCATTGGTGTATAATATCAAGTTCGTTTCAATTCCTCATGTACCCCTCAACAAGAATTGAAACCGGTCTCTATCAAAGTACGCAAGCCATCAACAACCCAGCACCGACCACAATGTCAAGAATGCAAATGAAGTCAACCAAAGAAGTCTCTATGAAAGACATCGTGCGTGTATGCCATCTGCTTTCGGACAGTGAAGCGTTTCAAGATACATGTTCATTCACCCCCGAAGGGATCACCGAAGGAGGTATACATTGTCATTTCAAAGAAGGCGCAGCAGATGAGAAGGCCTACAAATCAGTGAGATTCTCTATAGGGCAGGGTACAAATCGTTCGAAATGGCCATGGATCGATGAAGCAACTGTGATGACAGATTACGTCGACAGTGAGATACGTCTGTTTGAAAAAAATGAGAAGTTTACCATCATACTAAAGGCATTTTACGGCGCTCCAGCATTTACCCACGAGGAGTTAATGGTGTGGGAGCACTGCTTCAACGAGATTGGAGTTGTAAAGATGGGTGGAAAGAAAGGCTTTCCTAGCAAGAAGACATTGAGAGAGGATGCCTGCATATTATAGATATTTACCAAACAAAAAACAAAACAAAAATAGACGTATCGGGGACGCCTATTTTTGTTCTAAAATTACAATATATATGTGTGCAATGATGTGTCGTTTTAATTTTCGTCGTAATCTTCTGACGATTCCGTATCAACACATGAGTTGTCATCCGACTCGTTGTTTGTCTTCTTCTTACCGTATTTCTCGAGAATATTCATCGTTTCGAGTGTATTGGGTAAAACGACATATTTGATGTAGATAGTATACTCGGTAGGATCATCCATAACGTCGTATCCAACAAATACGCGAGCATAGCAAAGTCTGTTTGGTAAAAGTTGGAACATGCTCCACCAATTCTGTTTGGACATATTTGGAAGAGTCCTATTACTCTGTTTATCAACATGGTTGGTAGTAGAACAGTGGTAAAACCCATCGATTATATCTGGTTTCGAACGTCCTCCAAGTTCCTTTCCAACGATAGATTTATAAAACTCCCCAGCATTTTTCCATATTTCGTCATCATTATTGTCGTATACTTTAAACTTCTTCCACAAAATCGGGTTGGTAGGTATGATCGAATGCAATGCCTTTTTCTTTTCCTCCCGTATAGTGAGTGGTTCAGGTTCATTTCCATCTAACTCCTTCAGTGTGCAACTTTTGCCAGCAAATCCATTACAGTGTTCAATAAACTCTTCATATTTCATACAAGTTTCGTATACTTCACTTGTAAGCGAGTGAAACGTTGTTTTCTTGATGTCCGCCTTGGCTTCAGGTGACCACTTCATATAGTTAAATAGGAACCGACATAGTTGATATAACTTATCGTCTGCAAGATGTTGATGAGCTACAATGACATTGTCGAAGTTGCCTATCGATTCATTGATAAGCGTCACACTCATTCCGATGCACATCATCCCGGTTATAAACGTAGGACAGTTTGGAAATGGTTCGATTAATTTTTGAAAGATATAGGATGGTTCAAGTAATCGTTTTTTTTCCGCGACGTCTGCATCTAGATTAAGTTGTAAATCGGTGTTGATCAACTGGCTAGAGAGTGAACCAGGTATGGCACGAAATAGTTGGTGTCCATTTCCATTGGAAACAATGACGTTTGCATTCGGGAAATGCTGTAGAATGATGTCGACTGTCTGGTAATGAGTTGCTTTTCGGGTATATGCAGGCCAGAAGTTATAACTGAATGCGTCATTTTTAATATCTATGACATTGAGAATATGATGAGTGAACTTCAGGTAAAGTTGTTCGTCTCCGAGATCAAAAGGAAACTTCTTGTCATACCAAGTGCGACTGTTCGCGGTAGTCATTTTTGCCCGACTATATACAATGTCGGGGATAGCCTCATCAATAATGATAGAAGACACCTCTTTCATCGTAGTTGTGTCGTCATATACTTGTTTCTTACAATTATTAACCCCGAAATATTCAGGCGAACGCATGATATTATATTCGACTTCGGTATCAATAATACGAATACGATGGAATAATGGGTCATTGGTATTATCGCACGCCCAAGCCTTTTTGGGAGATCCACTATATCCAGTTATACTTGATACGATCGTACAACGATTGAAATTGCGAATATAATCTCGGTTTTCTGGAATGTATTTATGTGCCTCGTCCAAATGTATAACAACCTTTACATTTTTTTCTCTGAACCGGATCGAATCTTCGCATGTCGCTAACATACTAGGAATACACTTCCGAATTCTCATTGTGTGTGCGCAGCAAACAATCACTTTGATATCGGGATAGTTGCGAATTAATGCGAATATATCATCAACGGTCGCTGCGTGATGACAGTTTCCAGCAGAGGATTTGTCACTGTTGAATACAATGATGCGGTTCGAACCAACCTCTTCTTCCATTCTCCCGAAGAACTGCATTCCAGACGAAATGGTATTCATTGTGACAACACAATGAATATTAAATGTATTATCATGTATAATAGAGGATATACAAATGAATGTTTTCCCCTCCTGTGGTTTGCGGATAACAAGACTTAGTTTACTGTCTTCGTTCTCGAGAAGGTTATCATCGAGAACAGGCAGACGGTCGAACACGTCATCTGCATGGGAAGTGATAGACCCATCTGACAATTGTTTATCGACCTGTGCGTTCCCTTCGCCCCCGCCAGCAGACATACTGACCACGCCTATTTTGGATTGCATCGGGGAAAGCATGTTTCCTTCCATCGGTTGTGCCTCTTTGATTTCTGACTTTTTTTTTTGTATTATTTTGAAGCGTTTCGGTGTAGAGAATACTGGACCGCGAACCGGAACAGTGGTCTTCTGTTGTTCATCAAATAGTTGTGCGGTGACACCGGCCATTGTTAAAATACTGCTTATAACTTACGACTAGTATATATGTATGGGTTTATGTGGGAATATCATGTATCAAATATTTTTCAATTCTTTTAGATGCAAAAAACCCGAAGATTACACACTACCAAGGTAGTTGTAAAAACGTACCCATTCATACACTCGTCCTAATCTGATCGCTTCCGAAGATGTGTCCAGAACCTTTTAAATCAGTATAACATATTTCAAACTCATCATCATAAGACCAGTTATAATCATAACATAACATTAACCCAGGTTGGATATCAAACGCGAACTCAAAATAAAAACTTGTATCGTTTGGTCTTGTTATAGTAGTTTTCATAATTTTCTGTTTTTTACGAATAATCGGTGTGAGTATATCATATCTTTCGTCGTGCTTATGGATTACATTTACAAACTTATGATAATCAATCGCATTCTTTGTTTTATATTTATATTTAATCCGTCCGTCATATCCAAGGATGATATTTACCAATTCGTAGGGAAGTTTGATGTTATTCATTAGTGATATACAATAACATCAAAATTATATCTATACAATAAATGATCGCAATAGGGCACATATATATTCTAGACAACTTACACTAACAAAACAAAAATGCAGTACTTATTTAATAAGCAGGAGGAGTATAAGCAGGAGGAGGTGTATAGTAAATCTTATCATGTTGTGCTGGACCGCCAGTCTTATCAAATGGACTTGTTTGATTCTTTCGGTGATACATATTCTCTTTAAACAATAAATACGAAGGTTCTTGAGACATTGCCTCACGAAACATGTTTTCTCGCGTCGTTGGCATGATAAACTTAAGGAGATTAGCTTCTGGCTTCTTGTTATCTTTTATTATTTGATCCAAATTATCTTCATCAAAATCTTCATTATATTTTTTTCTCATCTTTTCTTTAATGTCATCTATCCAAAGTGGACACATTCCGGATTGACACGCTCCTCCACCCCTTTTTAACGTGCGCTTTTTATTACGCTTACTCGCATTACCTTTTTTACGAGTTCCTTTTGGTCGTCTACGTTTTGAAGTCCGGTTCCGTTTGGACCTTCTGCGTTTTAAACTCTGTGTCCGTTTGGTTCTCCTGCCTCCTTTTGAACTCATATATTTTTTATATGCGTATGCGCGTTCGACTCCTTCAGGGTTGTATTGCTTAGCGGGTGGTCCACGGTTGGGTGGGGGTAAGGGATCTTCATTATGTAGTACATGCTCAGCAGTGTTGGTAGCGATTTGGTGACTGGCGTGATTGAATGATCTATCTGCTGGAGCACTACAATTAGGGCAATACTTCATACTCGATGTAATAGGTGTAAATCCACAGTAAATACAAGCGACCATGTCCGAGGTAATAGGTAGTTATATAATAACTGTAGATTATTATTGAATGTGTATTCTCTTTTCATCCTAAATGTACTATAACTGTGTGTCGAACTCCTCTTAACATCCATCGTCTGTTAACCATTCAACCACGTTTGACGGCGGGAAATGTACTACGTAGAGTTCAACGTTTTCTAACTAAGGCGTAGAAAGAACTGAAAGGGAACTTTTGTACGACCACTGGGCATTATAATAACACCCTTGAAGATTTAAAATGCCATTGGATCTTTTGGACTTTCATGTTCTTCTTTTACCGCCAAGTTTTCCATAAGGTCTATTCATACCTAAAAGTTGTAGATTGAATATAGTATCTACCTCAGTTGGAGATGAATGATATGCCATAGTTTTAAGTGATGATATATTGGGTCGTGTATAATTTGATAATTCTTCTATATTATCGTCTTTTTGCTTTTTTATTTGATTTTTCGTTTCTATGTAGTTTTCTATCAAATAAGGAATACCATTTTGTTCTTCATCCTCTGGTGTCAGTTCTTCTGCCAGACGAAGTTCTTTGTTTGTATCAACATCAAGTTTAATATTAATATCTGGGTGTTCTAATAATAATTGAACCATATCGTAATCTTCAGATTTAATTGCGTGTATAAGTGGTGTATCATGCTTGTCATTCTCTTTGTTTATATCAGCGCGCTTTTCAATTAATAATTCAACGACATCATATTTTGCATTTATCACTGCTGTTGAAAGAGCCGTATTATTATAATCGAATTCGTTTGTTATATTTACATCAATACCTTTTTCAATCAATAAATTAACCATTCTTGCATTTCCATGTCCTGATGCAACTAATAAAAACCACAATCCATTGTCGTTTTTCATATTTATATCAGCACCTTCCTTAAATGCTTGTTCAACCTTTTTATAATAATTGTTATAAACGCCGTCCCATAATTTCGCGCTGGGGTTTTCATAATAACGTCCTACATAAGGCATTTTTGCGCCTCCTTGTTTTTTTGAACGAGTTTTTCTAATTCTTTTCTTGGATTTATCGAGTTTGGATTTCTTGGTTTTTCTATGATATTTTCGTGTTGCCATCTACTACTATATATATATATATCTATTTTTATTTTTACATTTATTTTTTGCCGTCAAAAACGGCATTTTAAATCTTCAAGGGTGTAAAACTTCATGTAAAATAGGGCGTAAAATAGGGCGGTGTTCCACAAATTTGAGACAACCCCTGAATGACTTCTACATAATACATAGTTGTATTACACGAACAGTATTTGGAAAAACGATGACTGACAACGTTATGAATGTCCTAAATAAGTGGTCTGAGGATAGGCATAGGAGATATTGTGGAACAACTGATGATGTCTATGACAGTGACGGTAATCTGCATGAGAGTTCTCTGTATGACAGGTCTCTGTATGACAGTCTCGCTGAACAGCAGCAGGCTGCTGAATGGGATGACGGCGATAATAGGTTTGGTCAAGATATGTTTCATGACCCGTTTCACATCGCGACCTCACAAATAAGTGATACGGCACATAAAACCGAAAACCAATCACCTCAGCCCCGAGAGGCTACTACTATGTCAGCTATATCAGTTTCAGGTTCATTCGATTTCGTCAAGTCTTACGATCATGCATCGTTTGAAAACGCACATTATGCAAGTACTCAATGCGAATTATGGGAATGGATTCGCGATTTCGACCCACCATCAGACCAAGGTTTTATGTTTAGCGACACTCACGAAATGAATCGAATCAAAACAGCAATGTTCGAGCATAATGATAGCGTTGCAGGCGGACATTCAGGTTCTTCGTATGCATATGTTATGCGTTTGATGCAGTATATTGCGACACACGGTTTTGCACAATTCAAGAATGATTATTTGCGTGATAGATAATTAATATATATGTCTTAAGAGTTCAAATATGAGAGTCCAGAGAGAACGATGTCTACAACGATAACCTCAATATTTCTGTAAATGTTATAATATTCATATCTTGTATAATCATGCCCCGCTTTAGTCAAAGTTCACTGAACTTTGCAGCTACCGCCGAAAGTCGTAGGATGAAAAAAATAACAACCGAGTTAAATCAAACGTTAGATGTATTAAACTTTAATCGTGTCAACCCTATTATGAAAACAGATAATGATAGAAAGACTGTATCATTTAATGGTAAGATTGGTATAAATCAACAGTCTGATGAAGTGAACGGGTTATTAGATATTGATAACTTGACACAAGAGACTATTCTAGATTTATTTAATACATTTAGTGCATATTCTACGAATAGTACTGATATCATTCGTGTAATTCAACAGTTACCGATACAAACTAATCCAATGAATATTAATAATGCTATTAAGCAATTATTTTCCCAAGGGAACTCCTTATTTGATTATAAAAACCAATGCGGTGTATTTTCTGTTCCTATTGGTCATAGTATATCTAAATCTGATGTTTCCATAATTCATAATGATGAACTGGGTACCGTATCATCTCTTATTACTAACGATAGTTCTATCACACGAGTACAAACTCTTGTAAAAGAGATTGAACAAATGATACCCGAGGTTACAAAAGCCAACGATAATTCTTTTACATTTTCTTTTATCGAGTTACTTTTTCTGGATAACAAATCGTTTATGACATCATTAAAGGCAACTATTGATATAAACACAGGAATGCTTATTTTTGTAATCACTTTTTTAGATGTGTTTAACATCGTGGAAAATGTTTCCATCAAAACCCCGTTCTTAAATACTATGGATTACGTCAGTCGGGAAATGCGGTTTATTAATTACGCTTCTCTATTGTTCAATGATCATGAGATCATTGATAATCAGGGTAATTATACAGTAGATAGTAACGATAATATAAATTTTCAAACCGCTATTAAAAACAATCAATATTTTTCAAACAGATGGGAACTACTCCCAGAAAGTTATCTATTTTCTATGAACCTGAGTAAAGATGATGTATATATAATCATGGAAGGATCACTCCATTGGTGTAATAAATTGCCTATAGACTGTTGGTCTGATGATAACAATGTACAGATAGTTATTGATCTTATCAAACAACAAAACCATATACTTTATAACGATGCTCATAACTCCGTCTGTCCAGTTAATTATAGATGGAGAGGTGGTAGAAAGTTGTCGTTTACAAATACTATGAATATCAAAGGTAACGAGATTATGATTGGAAGTGGTTTCGACTTGAACTCAATAATCAAACAAAGTCTTCTTATTAAAGGCGACAATACTATCTCTGGTAATTTCTTTGTAAATGATTCGAACAATAACAATATTTTTAAGGTTGATAATGTAAATCACACTATCACAAACACCTATAAAGTGGGTATTGGTGTGGATGAACCTAAATCTATATTAGATATTAAAGATACAACCATTACTGATATTTTATATGAAAAAACTGAATGCATTCAACAATATAATATACTCAATAAAATCGCCAAGAGATTGTGCGATATTGGCAACAATCCGAGTACTCCATTTAACAGTTCAACTGACTTTGCAAGTATTATAAATGATGTGTATGTAGAATTATCTATTCCCCAAACAATTCAAAACTACGGATCTTTATGGGAATTAGATATGACATCTATGTTACCTAACGATGTAGTATGTTGTAGTCATTGGATGTATCCTCACTGGAATAAACAAAAGGTTGGAGATATACAAGATACTGTTAATCAGTTTTCACTTACCACCCTGAAGACAACTTTGTTAAATATGTTTAATAATGCATTGATCTATGATAAAGGTTTATACATCTATTATTTCACATATGTATTTGGTAAGAAAGTTGTTAGAATATTATTTCTAGAAATTAATGGGAAGATGTATGAACTGGCTATTGGGACAAACTTGCAGCATTTTAATTTACGTCCTGACTCTAACACAAATATTACTGGCTATATAACTAATTGTATTCGTGCTAATTCAATGACTAATCGTATTTGTGCTTTTATGAAAGGCATAACTCCTATCAATAACGTTGAAAATCTGAATGAGTTGAGAGTATTAAACCGTCAAAATAGTGATATATTATTATCCAATTTCATTTTAACAATTAATATGAATGACATCTTCGACACGAAATATCAAGAGGTCCATATGGATAGTGACAATCTAACGACAAATCAAGAGGTCACAATGAGTAACGTTGTTGAACTAAAAGATTTGAATATTAATACAGTCACAAAATACAAGAACTTTTGGGTGGTTCTTATGAATAAAAAATATTACGACAATATGTTAATTGATGATTTCAATGTTATTTGTTATGAAGACTTGCAATATCATTATAAAGCAGGAATTAAATGTCTTAATAAAGATGGTAATACAATAACCTTGTTGTGTAACGAGAACCGTATTGAATCCGTTATAAATCCGTCATTATCAGTTGAAGGTGATGCTAAAATAACTGGCGATTTATTGATAACTTCTCGTAAAGATGACAATAATAAAAATTATGTTTCTATTGATCCTGATAATGAGTATATGGGAATTGGTACAGATAAACGTTTTATCAATTATTCAGATATGGCTTATAGCACTACTGATAATGTGTATGCTGGAAGACATAATCTCAGTGTTCTCCGTGAATCATATCCAGTTATGGTAAGTGATCGTATTCAAGAAAAGGCCGTTAAGATCGATAGTGATATAGCTATAGGTGATGTACCTACAGGTGAAATGTCATATTTTAGTACGTATAGTGCGTATACAGCAAAACGCACAAGTAAGATTTATACATTTAATGAGATTGTAAGTTATGCTGATGAATACAATAGTAGAGTGGTTCATTCTAGTGATAAAGTCACTCATTTGCGTTATGGTCCTGATATAGCATTTGAAGTAAGGGATACAAATGATCGTACAGTAGAGATTGGCCAAATACAGATGGTCATTGACAGAACAGATAGTAACAATAGACTTAGAGGGGGGTTTGGCGTTCAAGTACATGATCCTGCTTCCGACGAGACATCAACGGTTGGAACATCGCGACGTAATTTACTGTATGTGGATAATGATAGTCAATTATTTGTACAAAAGGTCAACTTGAACGGAGGAGTATTGACAACGGATGATGGCACTAATTTATTTTGGAACGGTAAAAAAGTTTTAACCGAATAATAATTTCACTTAATAAAAATAGAGCGTTGAATAAATATATTATACGTATAATCATGGTAGATATGACGTGCGATATTTCACCACCTTTAACAGTGAAAGTGTCCAGAAACGAGAGTTCGTTACAATGATAATGAGATGATGAAAACTCCCTACGGGTAGCCCCCCAGAATTGACACGTCGCAAGAAGACCTCAACTGTAGCATATCCCAAGTCCCGACCAGATAATCCCCATCATGTCATCCAAAATCCCCACCAACGCCAGTTCCGCTTATAAGAAGTCAGTAAATATTGCGAACAGCGCACGCCCCATGCACGATGGGGTGGATACGCGTTGCAAGTTGAACTCGAAGGCCGCGCACCAGTTGCGCAAGCATAACGACAAGTGGTCTCAGAAGAAGGCGGTCGAGTTATTCATGGAGAATTACGAATTGCAATGTGGCCTCCGTGGCAACCAGTCGTCCCGCGCAATGGACGCGTATGTATGGGCGATAAAGACCGAAGAGAGTTATAATAAGGTGAATATGCGCCACAAGGAGGCGGGCAAGGCTGAGCGTGAAGCCCAACTCCTTCGCGAGAAGAAGAAGAAGACTGATAAAGCTGCTTTGATTGCTAAGACCGATACTAGAATGAATAAGTATAATAATTAGTGTCCGTTTTAGTATGTGATGTGTAATGAATGTTGAATGTTAGAACTCTTTAAAAATTAAATATTATAGTAGAATATAACATGAATAAATATATATCTATAATAGTTATATATATACTGTTTTTGTATTTTAATAAAGCCTATTTTAGATTTTACCCAACAATACCTATTTATCCTAATAATAATATTGAACTTAATGATGTCAAAGAATATATTTCTAGTAGAAACCATAAAGATGTTTCTTTTTTTTATCTAACTAATGAATCAGTTAGTAATGCATTTATGCCATATGTTAATGAGTCAGAAGAAAGTCTTAGCAGAATAATTACAAGTCAAAATAAAATCATATTATTTTATAAATATTTATTCAATCGAATCAGACCTTGGCAATTAGACAAAAAAGTTAAGCCTATAGATATATCGACTGCACAAACACCTGCATATCCTGCTGGTCATGCATATCAAGCATATTTACTTGCTAAAAAACTTTCAAAAAAATATCCTCATAAAAAAAGATTATTTTACGACATAGCATTTAAATGTGATTTGTGTCGTGTTAAAGCTGGATTACATTATCCATCAGATGGAATATTTGCAAGAAAATTAGTTGATTTTTTTAATTCTTAAAATTAGTTAACCCTCGTAAAGTGCCAAGTCCCTTTTACTATGTATATGGTGTGTAATGAATATAATGTATTTTTCCTCCGTGCCACCCCCATCCGTCGTCCGTCGTCCGTCGTCCCCCTGCGTCAAAAAGAATTGACTTGAATGTTTGTGCGTGTGTTATTGCATCCTAAATATAAGTTCCTATCAAGTAATTGAAAGTATTCCTAATGTCGTCAGTGTCGTC